GCTGGCCGTCGAACATCATGAATCCATCGTCGGCAAGGTAAAAAACGCTATGCCCTACGTTGCACACAGAGCCTGCAATCTTGCAGCCCCTAGAGGTTTCGACCTTATCGAATTGCCATATTAGCGGCGGGCCTGTGTATGTGGCGCGAACAATGGCTCTCTCCATCAATACCGTCGCATATTCTCCGCCGACCAGTCCGGTGATTGCGCCGCAATCCATCGTGTCCTGAAAATCGCTTTGATCTGACCCGACTGTCCACGAAGTTATGTCGTCAAATCCAGACCACTGGCAACGCCAAGGCACCCTGCCTGAGCCGCTGTCTACGTTTGCAGTCCAGACAAACTCACGCACAACCGCAATGAAGTCTGCCTTTGGCGCAGAGGCTGATAGGTCGCTATATATTGCGTCAGTGCCTGTGTGAAACTTTTGTATGCTTTCACCAATACCGCCTGCGGCAATAACATAGTCGCCGTAATTCACAAACCGCCAACGCTCGCCAATGCTGGCATCAAGCGTGTACCCGCCAACTTTGCTGATGTCGGTTAGTGAGCTGTCAGTCGTGTCAAACTCATACAGCTTTGTGCTGTCGCCCGCAAATATTGAGCCGCTGCCGTCCGACGCCTTAACAGAGTAAAGGCCTAAGATCGTGCCAGTAGCCGCGCCAGAATAAGGCTCAAAGCCGTTTAAGCTGCGATAGCCAAACGCAGCCGGAACCACGTTTCTCGCTTCAACGACACCAGAATTTGCAAAGGCTGGCTGATCTGGTAACCATTCACCAAACGTAATCAATTTATTGCCCTAACCAAGTTGCAGTTGAACCTGTCTGATTTGACCATATCGCTGCGGTGTCAACCGCGTCAACCCAAGTTGCGGCGGTGTCTGAAACGTCAGACCATTCCTCGCCAAGTATCTTACCACTAACTGTTGTCGATGCGGTAATGCTGGGGCTTGCTGCCATAACAAATGTGCCGGTTGGGTAGCCAGACGCCGACACAGAAGTGTCTACCTGTCCTAACACGGAAAGCACCGCGTTATAATTACCAACAACCGTAACCGCCGCAGTCTCTGAAGCATCTACCTTGCGTAACCTAGTCAAGATAGTTGCCTCTGTAATGGCGACGCTTACTGCCGCCGACACCTGCCGTATAAATGTTATGGTTGCGTCAACGGCAGCAGCGCCTGTCACAGATGCGGCAAAAGCCAAAATTCTGCTGGCACTCGCTGAAGATGAGGCTGACAGTGATACAGCCGAAGCTATTGTGCGTATCTTTGTCAGCGCCGATGCGACTGTCGCGGCCACGCTGGCACTAGCAGTCGCCAAGGTAAAGTCGAGCGCGTCTAGCTGCTCAAGATTACCAAATTGGTCGAGACTGTCTAGGCTTCCCCAGCTATCTAGTTCCTCTAGCGTAGCCATCAGCTACACCTAAGCCGCAGTTACGTCTAGGTCGCCAATAGCAATTTTCAGGATATCGCCAACGTCAATTGTCTTTGCAGTTGTGAACGATCCGTGAATCAGAAGATTGCCGCTGGTTAGCGCGTCAAAAATGCCGAAATGTGAAACTAACCCCCAAGCAGAACCTGTTGCAGGGTTAAATTCAACGGCGGCACTGTTTGACGTTGTGCCTGAGGCAGCCACGCTGAATGTGGCGATTTCACGCGCATAGTTGTTGCCGGTCAGTTCAGTGCCGCTGTTATCGTCATTAAAAGACGCGGTGGCAAGGCCAACATAAACGGTGGTCGGCATAGTGTATGCGCCGGTTCCAAGGATATGGTCTAAGATCTCGTTTTCGAGGTAGTCACTCATTGCACTCATAATTTAAGTCCCCGCAGCTTGCGATTGGCGTTGATAAATACTACTGATTTGGAGGCTACCAGTTCCGTAATGGGCGCGCTGATTGTCCACCTTGATCTGTGCCAGAGCCTTGTCAAATCGAGCCATATACTGAGACGCCCTAGTCTCATCAAGCAGGTAGGCGTAAGCCTCAGCAAGGGAGCCATAAAGATAAGCGTCGGGTGACCGGCTCAAGATTGTGTTTGTCAAGTTAGACGCAGACAAGGCCTCAATTGAACCAATATAGACAATCTCCATAGAATAGGCTGCGTCAGGCACCGGACGTAACTTTATCTCATCGCCCACAATGCTGTAGCCCTTCGGCTTGCCGCCGCCCTCTGATGCGTACTGCTCGTCTAATGCCACAGGGCTGTAATATCTAAGCACAGTCAGCGGTGAGGTATTTAGCTTTACCTCCCTGATTTCCCTCAGGTCAGTTGGCAAGCTCAGGTACTGATTGCCCGACACAGTGCTTGCAATTGCCCTTTTTTCCTGACTGCGTGTCTCCAGCTCGCGGCTCATAGTAGCCTCAGCCAGCGCAATGAAGTCAGGGATTTGTGCGGTTAAATCATCGCGCGCCAAGAAATTGGCTATGGATGTCTGCAAATCTGTGTAGGTCGCAATTGCCATTAGATGTTACCGCCGCCTGTCCTGAAGTCTCGGTTCTCGCTATTGTTCAGCCAAGCCTTCCAGCCCTTTGGATTTTGGGCAGGCGGGCCTAGTGTCTCTAGCAGGTGATTATACACGACATTTGGTATTTCCGCCACATGCTGTATATGACGCTGCGTGTTTACCGTAGCGTTGGCGCGGTAGTCGTTATTCATCTGCTTATTCAGCTTGATTAGTCCGTCGAACCTCTGGGTCGTCTCAATGATGTCAGTGCCATCAGACTGCTGATCCATAACCACCTCTTTGGCGGTGTGAGGGTCTGTATATAAAACTCGCTTCATGTTTTCCCCTTATAAAAGAGAGGGGGCAGTCGCCCGCCCCCTCAGTTTTATTATGAACCGTTCAAGTCCATAATCATTGCGTGTGCCTTAGGCGCGGTGGGCTTGAGTGACCACTCACAGAGAAGGTGACTCGTTTTTGCGTCCCCGTCCTGGCTAAGTTCCTGCTCAAGGAAGTTACGTCCGTTGAGTGTGCAGATTGAAACAAAGTTTGGATCAATCAAGAACACCCGGTCGTTTCCAAGGAACCGAGATGGAACAGCTTGCACAGTACCGAAGTCGGTCAAGAAAACACTGGTAGACCCGACGTAGCTGACTTCCTTAGCGGCAGTCATGTTCACGTCGTTACTGACCAAGTTTCCAGAGGCTGACAAGTCTGAAAAATTGGCGCGGTTTGTGGCCGAGGCAATCATCAGCTCAGGTGAGCCGCCGTCTGTCCAGGCATCCTGCATCCCATCTTCGATGAGTGCAAGTGTCAACGCCCGGTCGTCTCCACCAGTGATTGTGTCAGTTCCGTCGCCTGTGGCGAAGGCACCGGCAGTCGCACCGACTGAGCCGTTTGTGATCCAGCAAGTCAAAGACGCTGACTTGCGTGGGTCTGAGCCAGAACGTGCAACGTCTGTGTCACCGATTGATTTTTCGATGTCACGGCGCAATTCCAGGGCCTTCAAGACCTTCTGGTAATTGTGTTCCCGCTCACGCCCGGCGGAATCGACTGCATCCAAAGTCCCGGATGTAGCAAACACCTTCTTTGAGATCTGGTGGTAGTTACCGATCCGTGAAGTTGGTGTCGCCGCAGCAGTAGCTGTGGTTGCACCTTCGTTGTGGTAGTTAGTAGCAGACGCGGCGGTCAGCTCCTGAACTTGCCATTCGACGAAAATGCCGTTTGATGTTTCTTTTTTCACATTGGAAAAAATTGGAGTTTCTGCCGGATCAATCCGGTAGATGATGTCGGCGAGTTGCTCGCGCTCGCCCACTGCGTTTTGTGTTGTAAACACGGCCATTGTTTTGTTCCTTCGGGTTATCTACCCATCAAAAGTTGTACAGCAGCGTCAACGGTGCCAGCCTTTTCAAACTGTTCACGCGCCTTCCGCTTTGAACGATTAGCAACTTCGCGCTTGGTTGCCGGTTGCCCTGCCTTGGCCATCTTCGGTGCTTGGCGAGTGCGCTTTTTGGTTGTGGGTTTCTTTTCCATTAGATTGTCCCACTTCCACGCTTTGTACAAAAGCTCAATCGCGCGTGCATCTGACGCCGATGAGATTTCTTCCTCGCTAAACCCGACACGCTTCTGGGCGTACTTAATGACTTCCTTCCGCTCAAACTCGCGGGTCTCGTCATTACGCCACTCAGGTATGCGCTCAAGCATTTCGACACGTTGGTTAGTGAGGTGCTGTTTTAATTGCGCCTCATGCTCCTGTGCCTGCTGTTGGGCAATTCTCTGGCGCTCTGCTGCGACTTGGTAGGCCTGCTTTTGTTGCTTGTCCCACTCGGTCTTGGCAAAGAAAATGTCGTCAGTCGAATAGCCCTCATTCTTCAAGGCTGCCCAGTCAGGTTCCTCAGTGAGGTTTGTCTGCTGGAGTTGGGCTTGCAGTAACTCAAGTTGCTGCGCGTAAGCGTCTCGGAGCTGTTTTGTTTCGGCTGCCTCAGCAGCAAATGCCTTGCGTTGCTCGGCCAGTTCCATTGATCGCTTAGTAAATGCCTCCTGACGTTGATAACCCTTGAGGGCTTCTTCGAGGTTAACTTCCACTTCCTTGCCGTCCACCTTTACGGTGTACAGCTTTTCAGCGGGTTCCTCGTCGACTTCCTCGTCGTCATCATCGTCTTCGTAGGCATCTTCGCCGTCATCAGCCTCATCGTCATAGTCGTCATCCTCGGGGGCGTCATGCGCCTGATCTTCGGATGGGACTCGCGCCTCGGCTTCGGGCTGTTGAGGCTGATCTTCAGCCTCATTTCGCTCATCTGTAACGGTGTCCTCAGTGGGAGTGTTCAGAAGGCTAATTGCATCAGTCATTGAAATTGCGTCGGTTCCATTAGGATTGTCGACCATAATTTTTTCACCTTATCTCTTGTTAAAAGTTGAGCGCCTCTTGACTTCGTCAATTTGCGATTGCGCCATCTTACCATCCGATATCACCGTTTGAAAATACCCCTTTAGGGCTTCAAGGTTCTGGCTCAATTGGTAA